AGCTCAATCCAAGATGTTGGCTTTTGCTGATGAAGCAGCAGATTTATCCACGGCAGCAAAATTAAAGTTCTTGAAGAAGCATGCTGATATATTAGATATAGGTGATGGAGCTGTAGATGCAAGTAAAGTAGCTAAAGGTTCTTTCTTTGCAAAACAATTAAAAATGCTGGGATTAGATCCGTCAGATGTTGATGGTATTGAATTAAAAAAACAAGGTATGTTTTCTAAATTGAAAGGTAAAATTTTCAATATAGGTGATGATGTTGCAGAAGGTATAGTAAAAGCAAAAGCAGGTTTTAATACAAAGTTTGGATCATTCTTTAAAATGCCACAATTTGCTGAAGGTAGTAAGTTGATGCAGGTAAAGACTGGATTCTTAACAGCTATCGATAATATCTTTGGCACTATGTTAAAGATTACCAAAGGATTTTTCAAATTAGTAAACGTACTTAATTTCGGGGCTCTTGGATTTTTAAATGCAGAAGCATTAGCTCATCCAATTAAAACATTTAATTCTTTCAGAGATTCATTCAAAGGTGCATTCGGACCTAAAGACGGCGTCATTACAAAAGCCGCAAAAACATTTAAAAGTATAGTTGCTCCTTTAACTGATTGGCTTAAACCTTTAAAAGATATTTTGAAGTTCGTTGGTAAGATCGCAAAAGTTATTGGTAAGGTATTCATTCCTATTGGGTTCCTTTTTTCTGCGTTTGATGTAATAAGTAATATTGTGGACGGATATAAAGAAGGTGGTATTACAGGCGCAATAGGGGCAGGTATAGAGTCTGTATTCGACGATGTATTGTTTGCTATACCAAACCTATTAGGTGAAGCAGTTGCTTGGATATTAAAAAAATTCGGTTTTGAAAATGCAGTAGCATTTATTGATAAAAATCTAAGAGATAAAGATGGTAATTTTTCTTTATTTACTGGTATTAAAAAATTATTTACAATGGCAACCGATGCACTTTACGATCATGTTCTCGAACCAGTTTTTAGCTTCGTCCGGAAGATCCCTCAATTTATCGCGGGATTGATGATGGATATGGGGTTTTTGGGGAAAAAGGCAGCGAAAGGAATTTTTGGTAGCGATTCAAAACATTACCAACGTGCTGAAATGGAAAGAAAAGATCCAGAAGCATATAAAAGACTTGTGGCCGCTGAGGAAGCACAGAGAAAATCAGAGAGAGAATTAGCAAGGGAAGCGAGAGATGCGAAGCGCGCTCAAACTAATTTACAGGACAATTCACAACAAATTAATAACATCAATAACAATATAAAGAAAGAACGCGCTGACGCTAATAGTATAAAAGATTCATTAAATAAAAAGAATAATTAATATTATTCTTCTTCAGCTAACTTAGCAAAGTAAGAAAGAGTATCTCCTTCTCCAGAATCCATATTATCACTCTGTGCACTACTACCCTGATCCATTACAGTTGGTTGCGGTGCAGGCCTATTAGGAACTCCACCATCAAAAGGTACACTAGTATGATCAACAGGACCTATCACTGTATCTTCAGCTCTCTGCATAGAAGGATCAATTCCTTTACCAAGAACTTTATTTAAACGTGAGGATAATTCTTCATAAGACTTGAAGTTATCAGGCTTCAAAAAGTCTTGAAGAGAATATTGTTGTTTCCAAACCTTTTCCATATCTTCGTCATTTTCTGACATTGGAGTAGGACCAGCAAACTCAGCTTTATCATAATTTGTAAAGCCTTCTACCTTACGAATCTTCAATTTGAAGTTCGCACCTTCCCAAAAATCAAAAGGATTAACAGGTGATTCGTCCTCAAACTGAGGATTCATCTGATCATTGACTTTATCAAAGATCTTCTTCCCGAATTTAAAAAGGAAAACTTTTCCTTCATTTTCAGGACGCTTTGAATCTTCGACTACCATAATATTGGCATAATAAGTCAAACGTCTTTTTTGTTTACGAACAATATCTTTATTCGCTTCTACACCTGTAGCCCAAAGACCTGAATTATATTCGGAAACTGGATCCTTCTTACCAAGAGTAGTAAGACTGTTTTCAATATACCATCCGCCTGGACCTTGAAAACCATGATTGAAAACACGAACCCAAGGAAGATCTTCTCCTTCAATAGGGGGCAAGAATCTGATGACAGCATAACCGTTTCCAGCCTTATCTAAGTCGGCTTTCCAAAAACGTTCATCTACACCAAATCCGGGATTGTTAATTTTATTAAGCTCTTCGCTGAGGTGGCTTAATGAGGAACCTCTTTTCTTTTTCATATCTGCAAACGACATATTTCTCCTTATAACTGCTTTGTTTCGTTGTATACGCTTTATTCACTTAATCATAATATAACATATATTATATAACATTCTTTATTAAATGTCAAGAACTTTTTTCAAGCTTTTTCTACTTGATTCAAGTTCATGAGCAAAGAATGGTTTATATTTCACACACTTCTTATAGTAGTCCGGCCACACGATTGGGTCCTGAAGATCTCTATTAAATTTGGGTATGAAACATAAAATATCATCTAGGATGATAAAAGTTTCAATGTTTATTTTTTTCGCCAAGGCATGACGAAGAATAGGTGGATGTTGTCCATCTACTACTTCAAATAAAGCATCGAATTCATTCGAATCATCTGACATGATGTTCGAACAATCTTCACGAAAAATGTATTGTAAACTCTCAATACGTTTTCGCCAGTCACGATAGGTTGAAACACACTTTTCACCAAAAGCATCCCCTATCCACATATTTATATCACTTAAAAAGTTTGATACTAAAAAATCTCTTAATTCTGGATCCGGATATTCTCTAGATAATTTCTTAAAAAAGAATCGCTCTCTTCGTTTATTAAATGATTCCGGTGTAACATTACATTTACCATTATACTTAAAGTAATCGTAATCTGTAGTGAAATGTAATTTAAGAGAGGTATAAAGACTATAACACTCAAATTCATTCATGGCATTTGGAATAGGGCGGTTACCCAATCAGGTGGTTGTGTTCTAGCAAATACAACCCATCCAATATAAGGATGAGGTTTTCTATTTCTGAGGTATTGATCTATAAAATAATTCATTGATCCACCGGTCGTTAATACATCATCAGCAATTAGAATTGGATGATCCATATTATGAGTGGCATATTCATTTAAACATTCTGCTAATGTTACTCCACCACGAGGAATTCCAATGGCTTGTTTAAATGGTGGGCATCTCTCCCAAATCATTCTTGCAATACATTTCCACTCGGCTATATCAATAGCATCACATTCAATTTTCCAATTTAAAGTATCACCAGAATGTCCAACAAAATCTTCTTCTTGAAATAAGTGTGTATGTCTACCTACTCTATTATTCATATGTCTATAACTTCCACCAAATTCCTAATAATATTATAATAATTATAACTTGCTCTATAGCAAGAATAGTGTGATACCAAACCCATCTTGTTTCATAATTTCTATCTCGTTCTAATTCAATTTTTGTTTTTCCCTCTCGAATTCGAGGCAACCATATATTTTCCCAATTTTTTTTAATTCTCTCAAACATTGATAGGCAACTTTGATGTGGTCGGTATGAAATTTAATTCTTCCGCTTCAGCTCGTAAAACTCTTTTTAAGTCTGTAGATATTAAAGAAGCAGCTGTTTCATATTCTAATTTATTCATTTCACAATAATGTAAAATTGCATCCATTACCGGCATTTTATCTGACAACTTCTTAACATCCAAATTGAATGTTTCAGGAGTCAGCATTTTTATTATAGTTTCTTTATTATCAATTTTTTTCGCCATAGTCTCCATCATATTTATGTAATGATTCTGCTTTTGCTATAGCTAAATGAGCAAATCTAGTATTAGGTTTAACCGTTGTTTCTCCCCCAATATTATATAAAGTTGCTCCTGCATAATCTTTAAAGCCCGAATCATAAATTGAACTAATAATTAAAACACCGTTTCTATTAAAAGTGCTTCTGCCAAGAATAATTGCAATTTCGCCCTCTGCTATTTCTACATGTTGTTTAGACTGAATTTCATAACAAGCACCCTGATCTAAAACAAAGTTACCATTTTCATCGACTTTTTGTTCTATTGATTTTCTATGTTCTTTTTTACCTTCATCTATATGCATTGGACCTCGACCAATTTTAAAAACCTTATCGACTCGTAAATCAACAGTATTTGGTTGAATCATTGTATCATCGATATTTGTTACCTCAGTAGAGGCATTCACGGGATGTATAAACATTATTCTCCAAAATGATAGGGATTTTCTTTTGTTTCAAAATTCCATTGTTTTACTAAACCACCTATTTCATAATCTAATTCCCACATTGTATTTGCGGGCACTGGAATAGAGTTTTCAAACTTAGTAGAAGAAAAGGATGACCCTTCACTAAACAAAGGACTAATTTCATTACGAAATATAAACATACTACTATCGTGATGCATCATGCATGCAAATGTACCATCTGCTTCACTTATTTTAGCATTAAATCTTTTAAGAGGACTTTTTTTCAAATCATCTAATGTAATATCAAACAACCATTCTGTATCCCAATCACCTTCAAATTTTCCTTCTTTAATAATACCATTATGCCACAAATAAGATTTTCCTTTCACAGCTGGATGAATAAATCTGCCTATTGCTAAATCAGTATTATTAACTTCTTTTGATGTGGGCGCTTGTTGATGAACAACACAATAATCCCATTCACCATCTAAGTGTTTTACATCTAAAGGACCATATGATTTAATCTGTTCTTTAAGATACAAACCATTGGCGTCGGGATCTAGATCTTCGTGATATAAAAACTGTGAAACCGAATGTGATTCTTCACCTCGATATCTATTAAGTTCTACTAATTTTAATAAAACTTCTTTGCTCTTACTTGCGGAAATACTACACATGCCAGTTTATCTCCTTTTGATATTGAATAGGATCCGGATCTTTAATATTCATAAATGCCTTAATACGTTCACTACATGAAGGACATGTCCCACAACTTTTTCCTTTTTCATCCGGATCGTAACATGTTAAAGTGTGTACTAATAAATGGTATGTTCTTAATTCTTTACAAATTTTAAGTTCTTCTGTTTTACTTAATAAAGAGAACGGTGCAATAATTTGTGTCTTGAATGTTCTATTTAGTACTGTGATGCCATTTAACGCATCTACAAAAGCTTGACTAGTATCCCAATAACCATATTCATCATGAACTTGAAGACCGCAAAAAATATATTCCGCCTTTACCACTTCTGCAAAAGCACAAGCATTACTCAATAACATCATATTCCTAAATGGAACATATGTTACGGGTTGAGGATCTCCTAATACTTCTTTAATGTCGGGCATATCAATATCAGTGCCAGATATATTTGCACTAATAGGTTGAACTAATTCTCCAAAATAACCAATATCTAATTGTTTATGTGCCACACCTAATTCTTGACACAATTCTTTTGCTTTTCCACATTCAGCTACTTGTTTTTGTCCGTAATTAAATGTTAAAGCAAATACTTTTTCTGGTCCATAATGTTTGGCCAACAGCATTGTAACAATAGAACTATCCATGCCACCTGATAATATAACAGCAACATTATTTTCAATCTTTGGGAGTTTATCTCTGGCTTCACGTAAATCCATATTAACCTTCTTCAACATTCTTGATTAATCTTTCAAGATACCATTTTGATTTTTTCAAATCTTCTAATTGCTTTTCTTTATTTTCATAACCTTTTTCCGTTTTCTTACCAGCTCGTAATACATACTTAACAATATTACCACGATGAAAATTTAAATCAAACGCTTCTATAACATCAATTGCTTCTAAGTTAGTATTACTATGATAATGGTCGGGATCTATTTTACTTGCCATGTGTACCTGAATATGTAGAATATTTGTAATAATCCAAATCCTTTGGATATTTTCTTTCGGGAAACTTAGCAGAACGCCTTTCGGCGTTAAAGCCAATTCCTGTAACAATTTCTCTGAAGGTATCAACATTATAATATAAAAGATCTAAATTAATATCTTCTTCTTTCATATCATAAACGGAATCAAATGTTGATTTCGGTTTTTGTGTCAATCCATGAATACCTGCATAAGGAGTACCATCTAATGCTGACATCACCGGATTAGAAGTATCTATACTATGAATCCATTTATAATTTCTATAATGCGCGAACTCTCTTGCTTGCCAGGTTCCCAATAAATGATGTTTTAAACTTTTATTAATACATTCGTAATGCATTTTTTCAAGTAATTTAATTCTTTCATTTGCTTGAAGAGTTGGATCCTTATCGATCCAAGAATATACAAATGGAATACCAATTATAGGAAATCCAAACTTCATAAATTCATTATAACATTCAATCATTTCATCTGGTGTAGAACCTTGAATAACAGGCATACCATGAATGACAGTGTCGGGATAAGCATCAACAAATTCAAAAGACCTTTCCAATGTTCTTTTTTTATCTCCAAGAACATCTGGTAAGACAACATAATCTGGTTCTAACCTTGTGAACCATTCATAAAGAATATCATTATCTAATGATTCTCCTAATTCAAAACAACTATTATCAAGATAAGTAAATTCTCCACACCCTGCAAATTCACAAACCATCTCTGCATAATCTTTATCTTCTAGAATTTTGTGAAGTAATACAAATTGATAATCGCTAATAAAATCTTGATGTTCATCTATTAAACATCTGGGAATTTCATGTGAAATATATGTCATATTAAGCCATTAAAGAGCGGCATCCTGCTAAGAATTCTTGACGTTGGGCACCACCTTCAAAAACCCCTGACGCTGAGAATGTAGCAGTTGTAGATCTAAGATCTTGAATGCCTCGTGATTTAACACAGAAATGTGCACCATCTATTTGAACTGCAACATCTTCTGTTCCGGCAACAAATGCAATTGCTGCCCTAATTTGTTCAGTAAGTCTTTCCTGAACTTGAGGACGTTTTGAAAAGAATTGAACAATTCGATTCAGCTTAGATAACCCTAAAACATATTTGTCTGGGAGATAAGCGACGCTAGCAACACCATCAATAACAATAAAGTGATGCTCACAATAGGATTGAACATTGATATTTCTCTCTAATACAAATGAACCTTTATAGTTCATCTTATTTTCAATTTTTGTACATTTAGGAAATCTATCATAATCAAGACCCCAAAAAATTTCATTCACAAACATCTGTGCTACTCTTTTGGGTGTATCTTGTAATGAATCATCTTTAAGATCTAATCCTAATGATGTCATAATCTCCGTCATGTTTTCTTTGATAGATTCAATTGCTGCCTCACTATCATAATTTTTTCGAACTTGTGTCATAGGTGTTTCTAAACCAAGACTTTCCAAGTGTTCACTTACTAATTGACCCAACTCCGGATCGCATTTTCTTCGTGCTTCCATGTGCTCCTATAATTTATTATTTAATAGTATTATTATACGATATATTCAACAAAATGTCAAGTATTTTTTTTAAGAATTTATTGTTTGGAGGATCTTCTCAATTTGTGTTCGAGAAGCATTTGGATAGATAGGAACTTTAAATTGTTTTTTTAGATCATCGACGTCTGAGCGATCTATATTTGAGTTTGTAACATAAATTGAAATTAACTTTACTTTTTCCATAGTAATTTCGTTATATTCATAATCACCTACTGCAATCATATCAAACATCATATCTGAAACAGCTTCTTTATACTTCTTATTTTTCAGAAGCTTTTCCATTCCATCCAAATAGTTTTTAATGAGGGTAGCTTTTTGTCGTCCATCTAATTCAGTCCGCAATATATTTTCAGGATAATTGTTATCAGAAAAAGATAAAGGGCTATCAGGTTTGATTCCTAATTTCTTTTTAAAAATTTCATGGACTAATTTTCTGAATTCGGATTGAAGGCCTTTTAATTCGTCTTCAAACTCCTGTTCTTCAATGGTATCATCATTTAGCATTATAACACGTCTACCACCTCTTAATATTTCGGTATACATGTCTTGATTGAATTGACCTGTTACATTTCCTTTCACATGCAATAACAAACCACCAGGTCTATCTTCATCATCTATTCCACCTTTCCAAAAATCTGAATTAGATTGCATTTGGGTAAAAGTAGAAATTTGTTTAGCTCTTCCTTGAACCTTAGGAAATTTATTTTTTAAATCACTTAATCCAATTGCGTGAAGAGCTTCTTTTTCTGTAAGTTCAAATATTCTTTTAAATAATGGTCCTGATAAAATGATTGGTGGGCTTTCAAAACTACGTATCATAGAGACTTCATTTTGTCCATGATACGCATTTGATACCAAACCTGTTACTTCAGCGAATGCTTTCATGCCTGTGAGGTCCGGAGATCATCATCCAATTGAAGAAGTGATATTTTGCCTTTTTCTGCAAGATATAATCTATTTTTCCAATGTTCATCTTTTACATCATCTTTATTTTGGCCCCAATAACCAACAGCGTATCCATTCTCACACATCCATTTGTTAACGTTAGTCCAACCACCATGCTCTCCTTCTGCATTACAGTTTACCCAGACTTCGCCTAAAATTCTTCCGAACTTTCCACGACTGTCTGCTTCAGGACATCTAATTTCAATATCAATATCATCTCTGTCTGACATTACAGCCCAGTGTACCCATGATTTAAGTGCTTCTTTACTAAGTAAACCATATACCTTTTCATTTTTATGTCTCGTTCTAGACTCTGGAGTATCCATGCCCAATAATCGAACACGACTATGAAACAATACATCAAATCCTAAATCGAAACAACAATCTATTGTATCTCCATCTACTACTTTTGATACTGCTTTAACACGATATACAAATTCGCAAGGTTCTTCATTTTTATATTCAGCCATTTTTCCTTTCTATAATCCTAGCACCGATTCATTCAGTTGGATTGAAGGGCTGCTTTGTTTAAGCGCAACCCTAAAAGCTCAATTAATTTAATTCTTCTCTACAAATTCGTAGAGTTCGTTTGCCTTCTTCTTAATATCATCAATAGTATAAGATTTTGGCTGGAGTTTATTCCATAACTCCATGTTTGCTTCACCATTTTCTTTTGCTAGATCCCAAGCTTGGTAAAAAAAGTCTTTGGTTTCTTCTTGTCGATCTTGGAGATAGCCCTGTGCCATTTCCAAAAGTCGAAATCTTAATTCATATGGATTAGACATATTGTCCTTTCTATGTGTGTGTTGTGTGTAGCTGACCGTGCTTCTGTTCCCAAGTGACGGCCACAACTCGGCTATAGTCTATGCAGCAAGTGCGTAAGAATATGCAGTATAATCGTCATTGTTTGCGATTAAGTTTTTTTGATTGTAGGTAATCACCCTTAGGTCTCCTTAATCCCTTCACTCTCAGTCGAATACCGTTACGCCCCCATCAACAAACTACAAGTCAATCCCACAAATCTGCATCCCAATCTTTCTTGAAATGTTCGTGGCGCTTTCCTTTAGGTTTATT